TACATCACTCTTTAATAAGTCTTTAAATTTATTCGTAAATACTGCAAAAAATTGTGGTTGAGCAGTAAATGAACCTTTATATCTTAGTTCTATTTTTATTATATCCATTCCACCTACTTTTACAACATAAAAAAGTTTAGCAGCAGTAGCACCAACATCAAACGCTTGAACTTTTCTGTTATTAAACTCAATTGATAAATTTCTTTCAGACCACCCCAACTTGTCCATTTTTTCAACAACAGTTTCTACATCATATACATCAGCCTCATCTATTACCGCACCGATATTAGGCCCGTACCTACCATTACCAGTTACTAATGAAAACATAAAATTGTTTTTTGCCAAATCATTCAAATCCATTTTCAACACAAGATTTATCAAACTCTCTGCAATCAATTTCTCATTTGATTTAATAATGTCAGACATATCTTTGAAATGAGAGGATGTAGATTTAAGAGATTTGTTTACATAGTCATTTCCTAATTTTGATTTTGTACCAGTTTTACCACCACCTAAAAATGTTTTCCAGTTTTTTGAATTAACAGGTCTTTTAGTTAAAATCTTTTCGTCCATCGCCTTTTTTATAACGGAAATATAAAATTGTTCTTTCTTAACTAATAGTTCTTCTTTGACAGGAACAAGTTCAGGCCCATTTAGAATAGTATCAAATGCTTTGTTAAGAATAGTTGGGTCTTCTGCTGTTTTTGATTGTTTCTTTTTAAGTGATACACCAAAATATGTATTACCTTTTTTCAGTATGATATCAGAAGAGTTAAAATCTTTCATACCATAAGAATCTCTTTTGAATTTTTCTACTTCAGCAGGCCACTTAACACCTGTCATGAATACTTTATCAGCAGTTCCTCCCAACATTTTTTTCATTGCGTTTGCAGCAGAAATAGCTTGACAAGCATTAGTATATGCTTTATCGAACAAATCTATTTGTCCTTGAGTGTGTCCTTGACTCTTACCTATACTCTTTTTTGCAGTATCAATTAAAACATCAAGTTCTTCAATATTGGTAGGGTCTTTAGTATTCAAACAAGCAAAAATACCAGCCAAAAGTTCATTAGGATCATCCCGAACTTGACCCTTAGCACCAGAGGGTTTTAGTTGAACATATATAGATCGTGCAACAGATGTGTGACGAAAGTGGTAGTCTTTTTCGGCCCTTGCGCTTGATATATTAATATTCTCAAATTTTTCTTCTGCATCAATTATTTCTTTTGCAAGAGCAGCAAATTTTATGCGGTCTTTATCATTAACAACTTGTGTTATGGTAATTCTATTTTTATTAGAACCCTTTAGTTGTGTCTGAGCGTCTATCGAAGCAACCTTAGTGTCCATTAACTCAGCGAGTTCAATAGCACGTTGAATTTCAGCCTCAGGAGTCATTTCTTCAGAAATGTACATCTGCACTTTATCAAGCGGGGTTTGCAACTTAGCTCTAGGCTTAAGTTGTTCGACAAACTGTTTCATTCACTGCCTCCATTTGTTATAAGTATTTATAAAACATTAGGCACCAACCGTCAACCCCCTTTCATTTCTTTTTCGTTGGCATTATGTATCTCGTACAGGTCTTTTTTCAACTGAACGTCTTCGATTCTCTCTATAGCCAGTTCTCTACTCGTATCTGCTAACGCACACCAAGCATGTACAACCTCTTCGGATTGTTCACCTATTTGTTTTTTGAGTTCTTCTCTGGTTATCAACCCGTAACCAAAGTTCCCACTCATCTCTTCACCGTAGATACTGTGGTATAAACCAGCAACCTGTAGATACTCTGGAGCATCTTCTTTTTTCAAAATTTCAGCGACACCAACCAAGTGTTGTACTATCCTTGGCCATCCCGAAAACTTTTCTGCTATAAAAGGTAATTTATGATCGTACATAGTTCAAATACGTCATTACAAAATACTTGGCAAAACCATTTGTGGGTGGATTCCCTCTATGCATATACTGCCAGAGAGGTGGAAATATAATCAGTTTACCTTTTTCTGGTTTTATCTTATCACCAAAAACAGGAAACTCTGTCTCTCCACCATCGAAATCATCGTTCAAGTACACCATGAGGATAAGAAACCGTTTGGCTCCTTCTCTGGTGAGTACATCAACATGATCTCCAAACTGCTCGTCTGTGTCACACAGAAATCTTTTCATTCGCAGTTCTTCCCAGCCGTATTTGTTTGGCCATTGTGCCTTATGTAATTTAACGTCCTCTTTGTATCTATCTATAACCCTAGTAAGTTTACCCATCGCCAACGTGTTGAGGTGATCAAACCTATCGAACCCCATAGGATTCATTCTCTGACAATTACAGTTACCACAAATCTGGTGGCCGTCAGGCCTAACAGGGCCAGTGCAAATACTAGTCTTATTTACCTCTTCAGCATCTTTCTCTAATGTTTCTTCGAACATCTGTACATACGCATCACAGAGTTCATCATCTAGAAAATTAGGATATGTTTTGGTATACCAATTTAGAGCTTCGTCGGCCACTTCGCATACTCCCCTTCTAACTTTTCATGTTCCTCATCACGAGCAACCTTAGCCCTACTACTAAAATCAACACCAACATTTACCTTCTCCTTCTTGTCAACGTAAACTAAGTGTGTCATAATAAAGTATTTCGCACCATTGTTTGATGGCGGCTGTGGTGGTATTCCTTGATGTAAATAATTCCAAGATGGGGGGAAGATGAACAACCTACCTTTTTTTGGTTGAACCTTGGCACCCATAAGAGGGAAAAAAGTTTCCCCGGCTGTAAAGTCATCATTTAGATAAACCATCAAGCATAAAAATCTTTTTGCATGAGCATAAGAATAAACATCTGAATGTAGTTCCAGACCGTGACCCTTTTGAGAATCCACTCGAAACTTTTTGATTCGTAGTTCTTCCCAACCATACTGTTTTGGCCATTGATACTGAAAATTATTGATACCAGTGTCTTCTTTATACCGTTCTATAGATTCCATCCACTTATCTATGAGTTTCAAATTTAGATCATGGAATCGTGGATACTCCATAGGATTAGTTCTCATGCAGTCGCATTGACCACATATCATAGAGCCATCTTCTCTATAACAAATGCTCAACTCCCTGTGTCGTTCAGCGTCAACTGTTATAGTTTCTTCAAACTTTGAGATATATTCATCACAGTCCGAATCTTCTAGAAAATTATCATAGACCCTACAATAGTGATCAATATCAACCATACTTGAACTCTTTCTCTGCGGCCGCATCCAACTGATTCAAAATATCTTCAGTGAAATATGTTTCGGGATCACTCAGAATTGCCTTACCAAAATGCTTACTACCGTCTGGCATTTCATATCTGGTAGATACCTTCTTGAAAATTCCATATTTCTCTGCGAGTTCTAACAACCCATAGTATTTGTCTAAGCCTTTGTCATAAGTCAACCGCACATCAACCATCTTGTTTTCCACAGTCAAACGAGACTTGTGGTTTTTACAATGGATGATATTGCCGATAACCTCTGTCCCATCCTTCTCTTTCTTCTTGGAAAGATACACGATAGACGAAGCAGCATACTTCAGTCCAGAACCACCTCCCATCTCCTTAGTGGAGAATAGACCCATACTCTCGTATGTGTGATTGGTGACAACCATCGGAACCTTGGCCCGTCCTAGTTTTAGTGTGAGTACACGAAAAGCAGCCTTCAATAGTTGTGCCCGTGTCATGTCTTTGGTTTCTTTGCCGTCAGTCGAATCCTCTACCTCTTTCGTGGTAGATAACATGCCGAGGGAGTCTAGACATAAGAACAGTGGCTTTCGATCAGCCTCATCCTGTCTAATATAACCGTCCAGTACCTTGAGAGCTTGATAACGAAACTCCTGTACAGTTGTTACAGGCACGATCACCATTCGTTTTGGATCGATACCACGATCAATCACCATCTGTTTAGTAATAGCACTTTCTGATTCAAAGTACATAACACCAGCATCAGGATTTGAGTCAAGGAAGTTTTTGACCATACCCATGAGGAAAAATGTTTTACCAGTGGCACTTTCCCCAGCGATTGCTGTAATCTTATTTGCAGGCAATCCCTTTGTTATACTCCCAGAAAGTAGTGCGTTAAAAATGTAGCAACCAGTGTCAATAAAACTATCCACATCACCAGCTTCAACACCATCTTCAACAATCGAAGCGTACTCATTATCAATCTCTTTAATAATGTTTTTAAGAAAGTCATTACTCATAATATCTCCTATTTCAATGCAATGATACCAACAAACAAATGGTTCTGCCAGAAACTTTGTACTTCAGAGAATCCAGCATCCTCTAACATTTGTTTGAGTCTGTTATATGTATACGGTTTCAACATGTGCCGTAATTGTTTTTCTTTTGTCATGATGTCTTGATAGTCAAAGTTTTCAGATTTAAAATCATAATAATTGAATGTCATCATGTCTTGCAGGCGGCCATCTTCACAGTTTATCTTTTCTGCAAATATGAACGCACCACCATCATTCAGCCCTTTGTAAATTGAATTTACTACGTCCTGTCTATCTTTCATAGACATAAATTGTAGAGTAAAAATAGAAGTCACTAAACTACAATTCGTGAAGATATAATCTCTAATATCTTTGAGCTCAAAGTTCACCAGAGCTTCTGGATAAAGTTTTCTGATTTCCCTTCTGCGTTTTTCTACCTCGTTCTGAAAGCCTGTCTCTAGTTCGATACCGTTCCAGTAGGCAGATGGCGCCTGATCGTTGTTGTATTCGATCAGGCGCTTCACTGTCTTCCCTGTGGAACTTCCAACATCTACAATATTGGTTTCGTCCTCTACAAAACTTCGAGAAAAATTCACCACATCGTTTAGAAGGTCATTGTACCCACGAATACTATTCTCTATGTGAGAGTCAAAACCTTCCTCACGATGTGCAAATGTGAATTCCATACTGTCGTGTGTCTCCTATACCATATCTGTGTCTTGTAAACTTCTATTGTGATGCAAATCTTGAATGGCTTTGTTAGCAAGACTATTATCACCACCACCTTTTTTAGACTTTAGATGACCAATATCCAAAGTTTTTGAAGTTACTTCTGTTGCTCTTAGTTTCCGACCACTAGAAATCTCTACAGGATTGTTTGCGTACACTTCTTCAAGTGTGTGATTTTCAACCTCAGCAGTATCTCTGACTACATTCTCCTTCAACAAATTGGCAAGATTCTCTTCTTTCTGAAAAGCCTCCAGTAAGAACCTAACTCTTTCTTCCAATCTTTCTGGTTCTGGTAATGAACACGCAAATGGATAATAGCCAGGAATTTTAACTAGTGTTTTCTTTCCACTTCCTGGCGATGTATGATACTTCTTAGAGCCGGGAGCATTTGATAACAGTTTATTGATTACACGATACTGATTTCCAAACTCAACTACTTCAAGAATATCCCAACGTGGAACATCAATAGATTCAAATTCCAAAGGATAATCTAATGCATACCTAAGCATAATATAGTTACGCAATTCGACATTGGAAAAGGAGCTAATTTTTATATAAGCCTTACCAAATTCTTTAATATATTTAGCAAGTTTATCACATTTAGTTTGTGATATTTCTACTCGTCCATCAAAAAAATCAGCGTGCATAGACTCCTTCATTGGTTGTTTTTTCGTCTTCATCCAAATTAACATTTCAGATACAAACAAATCATGGCCATTTTTATCATAAGAATAACTAGCGCCGGACACTTTATCTAAAGTGGTTTTTACTAATTTATTACTAGTAATTTTCCACAGGGTGTTACGATAAGGCATCCAAGATTTCTTAGTACACGTTTTCATCCATTCCAACCAAGGAAGGCCTTCATTTTTAGAAATCAGTGCATCCATAAAATCATCTATTTGTCCTTCCTCAGCCACTATGACAGGAAGTTCTATGTTCCTGAGAAATTCTTGCTGTTCTTCATCAAGTTCTTTGTAGAGGCGACCATGAAAACTCACGGTTTCCCCATTTGAGTTTTTACCTGTAAGAACTTTAAGACCAAGAGGAATATCATTACTGAAGAATTTCTCAATTGCGTTTAGAGAACGGTTTTGACCATCAATAATATAAAATCCTATACCATCGTCTAAATCTTCCTTAAAAGTTTTTAAGCAACGGTCAAGAATCTCTTTTTTCGTTTCGTCTACGTTTTCATGAGCTTTTTTAAGCATAGACTTATAAGCTAACTCCACTGGAAGAATAATTATTGAATCTAGAACACCCGATCCAACTATAACAGAATAAAGATAACCCTTTGCTCGAGCATGATTATTCTTCTTCCAATCTTCTTCTTGATTAATGCGTTGTAGAACACCGGCTCGTGTTCCAAATAAGGGAGCAGTATCATCTACTCCTACTTTGACTGCTTGGTAAATATCCCAAAGAGTCATTTTTAGTTCTGTGTTAAACACAACTTTTTGATCCATAACGATCATTTTTTTCTCCAATTTTAATATCTCGAGCCCACATTATTGTAGCAATTCCGAGCCAGAGGTTTTAAAGGTAACACCTTCTGGAAACCTAATACCTATTTGGTATCTTATAATAGTATAGTAAAGTTAGCTGAAAGTCAACTCCCTTTTAAAATTCTTTTGCTTTTTTCCATACATTTCCTTTCATTTTTCCGTTACTCCAATTTATATATCCTACTCGTTCCATACCTATTTTTTGATAGAACTTATTTGCAGGCACGTTTTCAGCTCGCACTGTAAGATATACATTACCGTAAACATGATCAAAGTATTCTTTTATCACTTTGACAGCTTCACCTGTTCCTTTGTTTTTAGCAACAATCTGATGTATGATATAGTCACCTGTTTTTGTGGTTACATCGGAATCTCTACCGATAGGGCCTGTTCGTTTGTATCGTTGTTGTGTGATAAGAACATTGTCCTGTATAATAACTTGACCCCATTCTAGTCTGTTTCTTACATGTGACTTTCGTACATGAGGAAACCATTCTTTGTTTGTATCAAAAAAGTCCCAAGCGGTATCAAAATCATCTGGTGTGGCATAAATCATAGAAAGTCCTCTAGTGTGCCACGTTTGGTAGCGGCAAATAAATCAATGGATGTGTCACGGGCAAAACACCACACATTTTCAATGTAAGATTTGTCCATGAATTCATCCATTGCGTTTTTGTCAAAGTTACCGTCCTCATCCTTGAAGACAGAAGCACCTTGCGGCCGTTGCATTATACGCATACCGATCTGTCCTAGAAACTGTTCTCTTAGGGAATCGACAAGTTCATCGCCTGAGCGATACCGTTTTCCTTTGATCTTTGGATCAAGTATGTTAACCATCATCACACCACGTTCACTTAGTGAGTTAAAGCTGTTATGTGATACAGGAAGATAGAAATCATCTCTCCACTTTTCATATTCGTTAAACTTGGCCCACGATTGCAGTTCTTCTTTTTCACCACCTTCGTTATACCGTTCTGTTGAAAAGTATGGTGGGGAAGTGAAGGCACAATCTACGTTCTCGATTTCATCCCACGGCAAATCTTCTGCACCACAATTGTACATCTGAACCGTTTTCTTACCACCAGTAAGTTTATCAAAAAACTTGATCATTTCTTTGTATCGGGCAAATGTATTTGGATTCGGATCACAGCCAATATAGTGTGTCGCATTAGACGCATAGAACGCCGTCAGTCTATCACCCCAGCCCATAGAGGTGTCCAACACCGTCTTGGCATTAGTCATCTCGTATACGGTCTTGGCAACAATCGGTTTGAACTGTGTAGCGATATATGTACCGAGACGAAAACTCATTGTATATGTGCGTGACGTAAGCTCCTGATGATCATTTACACCACGAAAGATAGGCCCAAATGCACCCCAAAGATTATCACCTTCATTCCATCGTGTCACAGGAGCCTTATATCCGTAAGACCCACAGGACATTCGTAGATCATGCATGAAAGAATCACTGGTATAATTAAACGTAGGTGGAGCTTGAATTACTCCCAAACCATAATCACTATATGGATATTTGTAATCATCGTACTTTTCCATAACTTCTTTTTCAGAGGACATAATATAATTTGTCCAATCAGCTTTCTTCAGTTTATGAAAGGTCTTGATTACCTTGTCTTTATTGAATTCGTGCAACGGATAAGGTGGTTTCTCATTTGTAATAAAATCTGCAAGAGTTCTACGAAAGTCTTCTTTTCCATGTTTCTCTATTGTGTCTAAAAACAACGGCCGACTCATCACAGGTAAACCTGTACTGTCAGCACATTTGTGTAGCAAATCATATAGTTCCATTATAAAAAATCCAACAAATTACCTTGTGTCCCATAACTAGTGTCGATTGACCAATTGATCTTTTCAGCGATAAACTTGATTGGTTCGACAAATGCTTTTTCGTATTGTGTATCATAGTCGATATATTTGTGAATGTCAAGTTCCTTTGGAACTTTTGTCATAAAAGAAAACGCAGTTGAAGTATAGATGTTTGGCTGTTTCAAGTGTAGAAAACGAATCTTGTCTCCCTCTTGAATTTTTACATATTTGTTACCTAACTTATTTTTCTCTAGTAAGAAGTTATACAGTATGGCTCCCTTGACATGGATAGGAGCGCCAGACTTGAACAACTGAGAGTCACCACGAAACTTCTTTACACCATTACAGCTTCTTGGATATGCGATCTCTTCTGGCGGCAACTCCATGAACTCTTCTCTAAACTCCTGTATAAAGGTATTTAGCATTTTCTCATCACCGCTCATGATGATTGGTAGAGCTTGTTTAAGTTTCTCTCGACAAGCCGCAGGCGTAGATGACTTGACTGCTTCGATACCCATGATCTTCATCTTAGGTTCTTTGTATCGCACACCTTCACTGTCCCACACATTTAGAATATATCGTTTCTTTGCAGTCCATATACCCTTGTCAGCAATAACCTCTCTCGACATTTGCATCTTTTGAGAGTAGGCGTTCATCTCATCAGCAAGACTCTGATAACTTTTGTTAATAAAAGGTTCCAACTTCTCGTTTGCAATCTTATCCAAGAAATTGACAATCTTTTCAGTCGGTGTTCCCTCTTCAAACAATTTATCAACAAGCTTGTCAAAAGTGATATACACCGAATCGGTATCTGAGGCAATGATATAATCAACGTCTTTGGTTTCCATAAGTTTGTTAAGATATATGTTAAGAGCTTTTTCAATCCACCGTATAGATAACTGACCAGAAGTTGTAATTGCTGTAGCGACCAACAGATCATAATAGCGAAACCAATTATTCCCAATAGCACCATACGCACTATTAAGGGATATCTTTTTGGCCATCTGGATATTACCATATCTCGAAATGTCTTTGAGTAGTTTTTTATTCTTTGTATTCTCATACTCTTGTTCAGCTTCGAGCATAAGTTTTTTATACTTGACTCGATCATTATACATGTTCTCCATTAATTCAGGCAGAAACCCCTTCACATCTTTTCGAAAGAAAGCTCCATTTGGAGTCATACAATACTCTGTATCGTTTTTGACTTTACCCTTCAGTATATTATTCACAAGTTCTTTCTGAGGTTCTGCATCAGGGTTCACCAAAGTCTCTGGTGAAATATTATATTGCATAATCAAATGGGGATACAGAGAGTTCAAGTCAAACGACATAACCCAGTTGTGCATCCCTACCTGTGGTTCTTTTACGTAGGCACCTTCGAACTGTTCTGCCTTCTTGTGATCTTTCTTTTGCGGAATCACAATGTTTTTGGCCCGTAGGTGATTGTAAATCAATACATCCCAATAACGAACCGTTCCCAGAACATCTGTATAGTTCACCTT